TTTGTCATCAATCAATTTGATTTCATCCTCTTTTGCATCTTGATCGATAATATCAAGAATGAAAGCGCGATAATTCTTTTTATATTTCAAATGATGCAATTTCATATCATCCTCTTTTTGCTAGTGTTAAGGGCATTTGCCCCATCATTGCATGATCATTGCCATGCAATCATGGGGCAGCACGCGCAATGCGTGCCACCTGTTATTGTTTTATTCAGCGGCTATGGCTTGCGCTTGGCTTGCAAGGATGAAATCAGCGGCTTTTTGTGCTTGTCCAAAAGCTTTCATCATAGCGCGTTTATCTGATTTCAAAACTTCAAGCCAGTTATTCAGATATTTTGCATGGTCTGGCGTTGGCTCTTTTTCCAAGCCAAGCATAGCTGCAAGAAACGCTGATCCGGTTTCTGCGACTAATTCCTCAAAAGCATAAGCATTTGAACCAAAACGGCCAATCAGTTTACGATCAAGCCGCGTTTTATGGCCTGTCCAATGGCAAAGTTCATGCAATAGCGTGCCGTAATATGATTGTTCCGGCGTGCTGTCCTTGGTGCCTTTAAAATCGGCCTTTTCCGGCATTTGAATAAAATCAGGTTGCGGCGCATAAAATGCCTTGCCGCCACCATGCTTGATGATTGCGCCAGTATCAGAGACAAGCTTTTCAGTGTCGTGATGATTAAAAGCAATTGCTGGCTGTTCTTCAACCGGCTTGGCATCAAAGCCATCAACTTGATCAGCGTTAAAGATAGAAAAGCCTTTTAACAATGGCACCATGGCTTGTTCTTCAGTGATCTTGTCAGTGATCATTACCTTGTCAAAGAAAACAATGTCAGTGCCTTTTGATCCTTTGCGAACCGTTGCGCCAAGCTTTTCCCATTGCTTATATGTTGCCCATTGATTGCTTTTAAACTCATTCTTGTATGATGAGATGGCAGTCATAAAGATATTGGTGCCTTGGTATGGCTTGCCGCTAACGACATTGTGATGACTATTGCCCGCGCTTGCTTGCCAAGGCTTTGTCCAGTTCGATCCATGCTTGTCCATTAGATCAATAACCATATCAGTAACCATTTGATAGCGATCTTTTTTTGTGAATGTTTTAGCCATTGTTTTAGCCATTGTTTTATCCTTTGCTAGTGTTTTGTCTTATGACAGACCAGCCTTGCGGCTGGTTTCGGCTCATTAAGCCTCATCAGTGTCATTTATAACGATATGATCAAATTTAAATGACCATGATTGATCAGACCAAGCATTCCGGTTGAAATGATCGTATGCTGGAATATAACGCCATTCGGTTATATTGCCGCCAACTTGCCATTTTGATTTATAGTTTACCAGCATGGCGCAGCGTGCCTCATTAATGCAAAATTCCAGATCATCATTGATGCCATGAGGATTAACAGGATTGCCATTGATTGACCGGCATTGCGTCAATGGCATTGACGTTTCGGTTTTCCATTCGCCATTAAGTTTATATTGGATATGCCAACAATTCTGTTTTGCGTTTGTCATAGTATTAAATCCTTTTTGCTAGTGTTGATTAGAATGTGATTTGTTCTGCGTTCAATTGGCAGTCAAAACAATATGTAGTCGCTAACAGTTTGACTGACTGCAAATCAAACGATTTGCGCTTGGCAAGCTTGGCAAGATTTTTAGTTGCCTCGCAATCTGGATAATAAAGGTCATTGCCATAAACTGTCTTTTTGATGAAAAATAACGTGATCATTTGATTGTATCCTTTTTGCTAGTGTTGATTATTTATCGGCAGTAATAAGCATTGCCGCCATGCTTGCCAGAAAGGCAAAGCCGCAAGCCATGAAAACAGCAATGCTTAACAGGTCAAAGCCATTGATCAGCAAAGCCGTGCTGATCGGTAAGGCCATGATGAAAAGAAAGCCGGTAAACATAAAGGCCAGATCAGTAATTGTTGTCTTTTTCATGATTAAGCCCCTAACGCTGTCAAAAGCATTTCATATTTGCCGACTACATTGTTATAGCCTAGTTCATTGCAGCGTTTGATCTTGGCTTTGATCACGTTAATGATACCATGTTTTGCAAGGTCTGCATTTGTTGCGACTACATAAGCGAATGGAACGCCTTTCAACTTTACAGTCGTCACATGGCTTGATTGCTTTACTGTGATAATTGGTTTTGTCATTTGTTTAATCCCTTCGTTTGCTAGTGATAAGCTTTAAATAATGAACAATGTTCGTATTGTCAACACTATTAAGCAAATTAATTTATCAGGCATAATAGATAGACGATTGAACCAATGCTTTTATTGCGGCCTGTATATATAAAAGTGACGCACGTTGTGCATCTATACTGTCAACGGTATTCATGCTATTTGTTATAAGCATTCATTGCACGCATTGCATAAAAGCAACGCGATGTTGCAGTGATCACGCTTTGAATTGGTGATGATATGGTTTTAAATTGTAATGAATTGCCATCGCTTGCACGCACAACGCAGACAAAGCTTGCGCGACAATGCAGTGGCAATATATTCTTGCTGCAATGCAAAATGTCAGGCCATGCGGGGGCATAAAAAAAGGGCGGCACCCCGCACGATCGCGGCCTCTCATTCCATGTGTTAAATACTACCTTCCAACACACAGCCAGCAGTGAGGTACTATGGCAAGGCTTACAAAGACAAAGCAAGATGAAGTGCAGCAGCTAGTGACAGACGGTCACAGCTTGGTACAGGCTTGTTCATTAGCTAAAGTTAATCGTTCTATGCTTTACAAGCGCATGGGAGAGGATAGCGAGTTTGAGGCTTCTATTCGTACAGCGCAGCGACAGAGTGCTGAGAAGTCATTAGAGGAACTGGATGAGTTGTACAGTGATGCGCTTCACAAGCGTAAGGACTATGATCCTAATGTCTTGCGTGATTATGCTACTCATGTAAGGTGGAAGGCATCAAAGATTATATCTGACCGCTATGGTGAGGCTAAGAGTAGGGCTGGTGTAGAGGTTAGTGACGGTACGGTTCGTATTCTGTGGGAGACAGCAGAGCCAGATGCAAGTTAAGATACCTTATAAGCCAAGGGCGTTACAGGCAGAGATGCACCAGAGCGTAAAGCGTTGGAACGTGCTGGTGATGCACAGACGCTTTGGCAAGACAGTATGGGCTGTTAATCATCTTATTAAGCACGCTCTTACTTGTGATCTTCCCAGACCAAGGGTTGCGTTTGTAGCCCCTACCTTTACTCAGGCAAAGCGAATTGCTTGGGATTACGTCAAATACTATGCCGGTGTTATTCCAGGGGTTACGTTCAACGAAACAGAGTTGAGGGTAGACTTCCCTAACGGCTCACGTTTAATGCTTTTGTCTGCTGAAAATCCAGATAGCTTGCGTGGTATCTACCTTGACCTATGCGTGTTCGATGAATTTGGTATGCAGAACCCAAGGGTATGGGGGGAAGTTGTTAGACCAGCCCTATCCGATAGAGAGGGTGCGGCTGTATTTCTAGGTACACCGGCAGGGCATAATCATTTTTTTGATCTACTGCAAACAGCCAAAGATGAAACAGAGAATGGTTCTGACCAATGGTACTGGAAGATCGCCAAAGCCAGTGAAACCGGCTTAGTTAAAGACACTGAGTTAGAAGCTGCTCAAGCGCAGATGACCCCAGAGCAATATGAACAGGAATATGAATGTTCCTTCACTGCGGCTATCATAGGGGCTTACTATGGAAAACTGCTGGCTGACGCTGATGATGATGGAAGGATTGCAAGGGTTCCATATGATCCCGCTTATCCTGTGCATACCGCTTGGGATTTGGGTATAAACGATTCAACAGCCATCTGGTTTGCCCAGATATTCAGAAGTGGAGCAATCAATGTTATTGACTACTATGAAAGCAGCGGTGTCGGGCTTGACCACTATGCTGAAATCTTGCGTCAAAAAGATTATCATTGGGGTGATCACCTTGCTCCTCACGATATTGAAGTCCGTGAGTTGGGTAGTGGCAAAAGCCGACTTGAAACTGCGTTCAGTCTTGGCATCCGTTTCAGAGTAATACCAAAGATGAAGGTGGCTGACGGTATCAACGCAGCTAGAATGATGATACCTAAATGCCATTTTGATAAAGACAAATGCACACAAGGCATTGAAATGCTTAGACAATACAGGCAAGAGTGGGATGAAAAAAGAAAGTCTTTCAGAGATCATCCAAGGCATGACTACACTTCTCATGCTGCGGATGCGTTTAGGTATCTGGCTGTTGGGATGGAGAATAGACAAGCTGTTGTTCGCCCACCGCAACAAATCGCGGTTAATGAGTACAATCCGTTTTCGCTATGACACCTACAAAAGAAGATATAGATGACATTTTATATCTGCTACAGCGCAGCAGTTACCATGATTGGTACAGTGTCAAAGAGGTCAACGATTATATTAGAACGCCGCTAATGCTTAATCAGTATATAATTTTAAGAGATGAGGGGCGTGTTCCGTTTCTTTTTGCAACTTGGGGGTTTCCCGATAACAAACAAGTTTCAGACTATTTGCAGGATTTAAGGTTCCCACCAAATGCTTATGATGGTGGTGGAGATATACCTTGGATGATTGACCTAATTGCTGAAGGTGGAAAGCGTAATATTGTGCTGGCTTTTCGTAAGGTCAAAAGTGTGTTATCAAGTAAGGGGTATAACAAAGCTTTTTGGTTTCGTACTGAAACAGAAAAACTAGGCTTTCATCGATGGGGTGATAAAGATGGGCAGTGCTAAGAAGATGTTTAAAAAACTTGAACGCGGTTTCAAGAAAAGTGTAGTAAAGCCGATTGGCGAAGTTGTTGAAGAAGTCATTGAAAAGCCAGTAAAGAAAATTGGCAAAGAAACTTTCGATGTTGTCTTCAACACTACAGATGAAGAACGCCGCGCTATGCTTGGCGATACCCCACCACCAGCCCCAGAACCAGAAATCACCCCAGAAGTAACGCCAGAGGTGGTTCCTGATGATGACACTGTAATTGGACGCGGCACACGCCGTACCAAACGTCCAGGTGGTGCTGGCACTATTATGGAAGAATATGGAGCTATTTCCGCAAAGCCAATCGCTAAAGCTGTAGAAAGGGCATAGCCATGTCATTCTTAAA